AGTTCGAATCACAACGATATATGGAAGGTTAAGATTTGCACAAAAATGACTTTGCGACGAGCAACGAACAAATATAATGATTTTAGTAAAAAGTTTTATGACACTAGCTACGATGAACAACAGTACAGTATATTATATCAACCAATTAGCACCCATAAAGCACCGGTACGTTTAGAGAATTTCTCAAATTATTATTTGATTAGAACAGAACAAACGAAAATTATTGAAGAAATTGACCCCCCTGTATTCATTGACGAGCAATACGGATGTGATCATTTTACTCAAAGCGTCGATTTGAACCAAATCTTGTGGGAAGTGTTCATGGGAGATGGTGATGTCGCCGCTTTGAGTTTAAACATGCTACGTATATATGATACTTACAAAAGTAAATTTGCAATAGTAAATAGATTTGGTATTTACGAATATTTACCTGAAGGTCATGACGACGATTTTGATGATGAAATGTTAGGTGTAATGAACATTTTTGGAATTATCGGTAAAGCTTTATTTAAAGATCAGTATATTACAGTCGACAGATTACGTATTACACATGAGAGATTTATCAATTGTTGGAAAGGACGTAGCTTTAGATCAGTGCATGTCAATTGGGCTTCAAATGATGTTTTAGAGCGATCAAATGTTGTTACTCGAATGACTAATAATGTTGTAAAACAGTACATTGCTGAGCATCTTCATGATTTATTTTGTTGGCTTTTGGAACCAGAACGATCGTATGGTGGTCAAGTTATGCACATTCAAAATTTATTGGGTTATTACTATATCTCACGGTTTGGATCGCCTTCTGGTGCTTATACTAATAAGATAGGTGGAGGGACGACTTATACGTTGCCTAACACAAAAATCAGTTGTACTAACGTTTCTGGGTATAAAAATAACACTATTGGTAGATCATGGGCTTGTGCTGAATTATATATTGCATTACTCCGTAATTATGATGCAGGTCATAATATTGCTTCATTTTTCTTAAATCGTGAACTAATTGAGAAAGAATCTGAACAGTATTTACCATTCTCATCTGGAGGTTCAGGTATTAAAGCTGGGACATTAAGTAGAAGTCGTAGCACAGTGGGGGCTACTCCTGACTTACGTAAGATTTTAAGGCCTAGGGACCAAGGACGTATTGTAAAAATTAAAACGAAAGATGGTAAAACTATAGAATTAGATGAAACTTTAGATATGGATAAACTACGTAAGTTGTGTGCTGATCCTTTGTCTGATGGTGAGGAAGATGCAACTAACGAGTTTAGTGCTGGCTATCCACCTAAAGACGGAGTTACAAAACAGAATGCTGAACCTATATATGAAATACCCAAATCTTAAGATGTTTGTTGTTCGCAGTATGTAATTGNTCATGCCAANCGGCTCTTAATGGCTTCTATATATAATCGCTACGTTGTGATACTGTTGTC